CACATCACCCTCTTTTAACGACGGGTAATTGACTGCGCGGTCGCCCGCCGTGGTGTCAATGATGTCAAAGCTGCCCGTAAAGCTGCTGCGCTTGAAAATGCCGTCCCCGTTGGAATAGGGCCTGTCCATATCGCTTACCAGCGTGATAACCGATTCAACAACCGAATCACTCGCGTCCCCGCCGCCGCTGCCGCCGCCCATCTTTGCGTTGTAGAACATGCCGCCGCCGGGCGAGGAATAGGACTGCTCCAACTCGCTGCCCCGGACGCCGCCGTGGCAGACCGTTCCGTTTTTGGCGGTTACATCGCCGCCCTTCCCGTCCTCTCCGCCGCCGCCTGCGCCGCCGTCCACGCCGTCCTGTCCGGGCAGGGCATAGGTTACGCCGCTAAAAATATCGGTATAACCCATGCCGCTCACCTCGCCCTCCGCGCTGCTGTGGCCTGCAAACGCGCTCTCCTGCCCCAGCGCCACAGAGTAAGACTGTCCCGGCGTCACATCCATCGTTATGACAAATATTTTCCCGGCTCCGCCCGCCTTGCCGCCCTTGCCGCCTGCGCCGCCCGCCGCACTGTAAGAAAGCTCATGGCCGTCCACGCTGGTGTAAGGCCCCAAGAACGTAAACGAGCCGTCCTCGCCCGCCTCTCCGTCCGTACCCGCTTCGCCGTCGCTCCCCGCGCCAATCAGCACCGCGCGCACCTGGGTCACGTCCTCCGGCGCCGTCCATGTTCCTGTCGTATTCAGCACCGCAGCCTGCCGGTAGTTGTTCCCCACAGCCCCCGGCTCATAGCCGCTCACCAGCTCCGCCGCCGCCCGCAAAACGCCGCTCAGCGTCACGTCCAGCGAGCGGATAAAGCCCGCCGTTTCACCGCCAAACGGGTCCTCGTACTGCACCGCGTCCCCCGGCCGCTCCCCGCCCACCACAAGGTCGGCCCGCGTCACCGCCGCGCCGCCGTAATAGGCCATGCACCGCCGCGCCGTGTTCCCGCTGTTGGCCAGCGACACCAGCGTGGCGTCCGTCACTCGCACCACATTGTCCTGCACGCTCACCAGGCTCCGCACCGCAGGCGCTTCCGCCGTAATGACGCGGCTCGTATGGGCGTACGCCTTGCCTGTCAGACGGCAAAACGCCGACTGGCCCAGCACCGCGTAATTGACTCCCTGCTCCAAAATCGTGCCGCCCTCCGCCGTCAGGCTGTGCATCGGGCCGTCGAACACCACCAGCGCGCCGGTACAATTCAGCCCCTTCGGGGTCATGAGCGCCTGCTCGCCCACCTCCCCCTCAAACAGCGTCTCCTCCTGCGTGCTGCTCAAGGCATGGTAGGCGTGCTCTGTGACCTCCGCGCGGCTGGCCGCCGCCGGATGCTCCACCGTGCCGCCCATATACAGCCGTTCCCCGCTCAGCCCGCTCTGTTCAGCAGGACGCAGAAGGGTGAACAGCAGTCCGCCGTCCTCCTTCTTTTTCATGCTGCAGCCCATGGCAAATAAAAGCTGCTGTAAATTGTCCCGGCGGCTTGCCACCGGCAGCCAGCCATACACCGGCTGCTGGCGGAAAACCGGGTCAAGCTCATACGCCGCAGCGCCGCCCATGACGTCGGCCAGTACGGCCTCCATGCTTTCGCCCCGGTACAGCCCGCCGTAATGGGTGCTGCCCGCCAGCAGCCCCATGGCCGACGTACATGACAGGGTGTAAGTATATTTTGCCGTGCGCTCCACCTTCGTCAGATAGAACCGCCCGATAAGCGCACCGTTATACCGGTAGTCTACCGGCATGCCGTAGCTGAACTCTGCCAGGTCGTCCCCCAGCACCCGCACATACGGCCGCACCGCGTACGAAAGGCCCTCCTGCGTTTGCAGCCCTGCCGCGCCCGCAGGAAGAAACAGCGTCGACACAGCTGCGCCGCCGTCCAGCTCCACCTCCAGCGTGTCCACCGCCAGCTCGTCACTGATGAGCGACGTCCCCAGATAGCAGCTCCCTGACAGTATCCGGCTGTCGTCAAAGGCCTGCCCGTTTACCGTCACCTCATTGCCCATCTCACGGCCTCCTCTTCGGCGACATGGCCGTGAACGTCACCGTCAGGCCGCCCCAACGGTTAAAGCCGTCCCCCATCCGCTTCAACTCGTCCTCCACGCCCGACACATACGCCTCAAAGGTGATTGTCCCCTGCCCGTAGGGCACCGTGATGGTATGGCTGTCCTCCGGCGACGACAGCACCTCATACAGCGCGTCGTACTCCGCCACATTCAGCCGGTTCGTCTCCAGCGTCAGGCTGTAATTGTAGTAAGTACCTATGACGTCGCGCTTCATCGCCCCCGACTTTACGCGCCCCGCGTTCTCTCCGTCCAGTATCTGGCCGGAACGCTTCAGCCCGCCCTCCGGCACCAGCACCCTGTACGACCGCCCGTCTACTGCAAATACCGTCCTGTCCGTCATCCCATCACCCCCTGCACCAGCTTCACGCCCCGCCGCTGGCTCTCTCGGTCAAGCTCCAGCTTCAGCCCACGCACAAAGCCCCGTCCGGCGCTCAGGTGCAGCGTGATGTCCTTCGTCCCGCCGCCCCGCCGGGAAAGCACGTTCTCCACCGCCTGTTCGATGGTCTTGAGCGGCGCCTCCACATTCGTCCCGCTCTTCTGCTCGCCCAGTACCGCCATAAATTCTCGGTTCGGCGGAATTACTGCGCCTTTGGCCAAGGCGGGAATGGAAACCTGCGCCACACGCGGCATCGCTCCGCTTATCTGCCTCTGCGTCAACCCTGGCGTGTTGCGGATAATCATCTTCTGGTTCTCACTGGAACCGGCCTTGAAAAAGTCCACGAGGGCGTCCTTTGCCTTGACCGCCATATCAATTACCTTGCCCAGAAAACCCATAATGGCCTCTATCGGCGCCGCCAGCGCCGTTTTCATGCCCTCTACCGCATTTGTTATCGCTCCGCGGATATTGGCCCCTGCCGCCACCGCTCGCTCTGTTATCCCGTTCCATAGACCGCTGAAAAATCCCGCTATTGGTTCTATGATGGTTGCATAAAACCATGTACTCGCACCAACCCACACCGCAACAATACTGTTCCAAGCGTTTTGAAAAAAGCCAATAATGTTTTCTCCTAAAGTAGAAAAGAAATTGGCAACCGGCTCAATGAAATTCGTTCTGAACCATTCGACCTGTTCTCCGATATAGTCCTGAAACGCAGGCCCTATCGTATTCACGAAGTAGTCCCTGATATCTGCACCCAGTCCTGCGAAAAAGCCGCCAATCATGCCGCCAAAGCCAAGGATAGCACTCCCTACCAGCTCTGCTATACTTATAGCCAAGGCCAGCGGGTCTAAATTTGCGAAAAAATCGACCAAACTTTCATAAATTTCCGTCCCGATAGACACCCAATCTTTCGACTGCCACCATCCGGACAAGCTCTGAATACCGTTCCGCAGAAAATCCCCGATACTTTTTCCCAACAGTCCCCAATCTAACCCACCGAAGAAGCCATAGAGGACGTCCGATATTCCGGTAAGTCCTCGGACAAGCAACGCGCCGACCGTTCCGAAGTCAATACTTCCAATCATCTTATTTATCCCTGCCGCCGCCTTTTCTCCGATGGCGCCGAAATCAAAAGCAGTTACAAACCCATAAGCAATATGAAAGGCATTGTCCAGCTTCTCCCCAAGCCGTTTTCCATTTTCTTCAGGGTTAAGCCCCTCCACCACGCCGTTCAGCTTTTCCGCCAACAAGGCGCCTGCTCCAGTCCAATCGCCGCTTTCAATGGACGCTTTCAGCTCCTCCACCCAATCCATGGCCCATTCGTCCGGCTCCAAATTGACGGCCGCCGAAAAACTGGAAGCCACTCCTGAAACATCTGGCATTGCGACACTACCGCCACCGCTTCCACTTGACTGACCAGACGAACCACCAGAAGACAGTTGATTCAGCTCATCAAAGCCCGCCAGCACCTTTTTTTGCGCCTTTGCCGTCTTTTTTGTGGCATCGGTCAGGGACTCCTGCTCGTTCGCACTGTTTGCAATCGCGGCGCCAACACCGGAAGCATTCTGTTCCGTTTGCTGAATTTGGGTATCCGCGCCCCCGAACAGGGAACCGACCACCGCATTGAAGGTGTTCGCCATAGCAATGAGCGACGATACGATTGCGTTCAGCACTTTCACCACCGGAGCAAGCACTTTGATAAGCGCCTGCCCAATAATGGACATGAACTCCTGCCACTGCATGGATAAAATGCGGGTCTGGTTGGCCCAGCTGTCGCTTGTGCGCGCAAAGTCCCCATGGGCAAGCGACAACTGGTCTACCACGAAGCGGTAGCGCAGTCCTACCAGCTCCGCCTGGCTCATGGCGGAAATGTCCTTGTTGATGCCCTCCTGCAAGGCGTATGCCTTCAGGTTGGCCTGGGTCATTACCACGCCAAGGTCTTTCAGCGTCTCCGTTTCACCGGTGAAAACGCTTTTCAGCTTGGTATCCGCCAGCTCCTGGGAGATATTGAAGAACGAAGCCACGTCTCCGCTCAATCCGGTCAGCGAGATTGCCATGTCGGAGGCGGCCTCCTCATTCATGCCCATGCCCCGCGCCATCGCCATGTAGGTGCTGGCTGTCTTTTTTGCCGCCAGTCGGCTCATACCGAATTGCTGGATTGACGTTTCCGCAAAGGCCTCTATCTTATAAGCCATGTCCCCGAAGGCCACGTCGACGACGTTCTGAACCTCCTCCACATTGCTGCCCAGCTCAATAGCCTGCTTGCCGAAGTCCACCAATGCCTTTATGGTAAACACCGCAGCCAGCACGCCGCCCAGCTTCTTCACCACACTGGACAAGCCGCCGAACTCTGTTTTCAACCCCCTGATACCTGACTTGAGCGCATCGGTATTCAGCGCGGTATCAATCACCACTTTTCCGTCCGCCATATTCTCCCCCCCTTCCTTATTCTCCTAACAGGCGCAGGAACTGCTCCTGTTCCGCCCGCTCTTCCTCGGTATAACGCTTTTGGAAATCCACCTGCTCACGGTGCTCCTGATAGAACTCCCGCTCCCAATCCGTGAGCTTTTTCCCGCGACGGCGCTTGTCACGAATAGCGACCACAGTGGAAAGCTGTCCCTCCCCCATAGCGCCAAACCAGCCGAGGAACGTCCACCAGTGACAAAAGGGCAGGCTGCGCACCTCACAGCCTGCCGTTTTGTTCACTCCGGAGATAATCATCCCCGCGTCCTGTTCCCAGTCAAGGAGCTTCGCCCCCGCCCTGCCCTTGTCCTCCTCGCCGCCGTTAAGAAACGCCATGAGCCACTCCGCAGCCGCCTGATAGTCTCTCTCCGGCATAGCCGCAAAGTCCTCATAGAACAGCGCCAGCGCTACATAGAGGCGGGTCGCCTCGTCCTCCTCCGGTGCGTTCAGCCGGGCAAGGATGTCCAATATGTCCCGAAAGTCAGCGTGGACAGGGTATGTCCGCCCGCCAATCTCCGCCGTTTCAGGCAGCTCCCACCGGTTCACTTCGATCTTGACGTCCGGCGGGCTTTGGCCTCCGCCACCGCCTCCGCCGCCGCGTGCTGACGGTGACGCTTAACGCCCTCCTCCAAAAGAGGCTGGAGCGCCTCCAGCACGTTGCTGATGAGCCGCTGCCCGTTCCTTCCTACCGCCAGCAGGTTGACGCCGCCCAGAATCCGGTCAAAGTCGTTTTCTTCGCCAAAAACCTGCGCCAGCTTCTCCTTCAGCGCGCGGTCAAACGCATTCATGAGGGCAAGCATCCCCGCCGCGTCCTTTTCGTCCAACGTCTCCGCCTGCTTGCGAAAGTCCTCCTCCAGCTTCGGCAGCTCCACCGCAAGCTCAGAGAACCGGTGATACACGTTCGGGTCGGACGGATTGAAGCGCAGCAGCTCCCCGCCGTTCACCTCAAATTCCAGAATACCGTTGTCAATGGCCAGCTTCCCCGCCATATTGAACCATGCTCCTTTCGCGCTTACGCGCCTACCGTAAATGTCTTTGTGGTCGGGTCAAAGGTACCCTTTTCCTTCTCGCCGGTGTAGTGGACATTGAAGGGAATCTGATAGCCCGTGCTGTCGCCGCCGTAGCTGCTCACCTCAATGACCGCCTTCTCACGGATGGCGGGATAGCCCCCCTCGCCGGACGTTTCCCACAGATGCACCTCCACCACGTCGGTGTTGCAGTCGTCCAGCGTCAATGCGCCGTCCACGATGGCCTGCAAGCGTTCAAACAGCGGGTCGCCCTTCTCCGCATAGTACGGCTCCACGCTGCCGCTCTTTTCATAGCCGGTCACCAGCACCGAGGTCTCCCCCAGAATGTTCTTGGTTGTCTCCACCTCGGCGGACAGCTCTGCGCTGTACTCCTCCAGATTCTTGCCCAGCCGCACATACTCCGCCGTCCCGCTGGCCGCCGCGTTGATGTAGTGCGCCATATACTTTCGCTCGATTTTTGCCATTCAAACCACCTCGTATTTCTTCACAAATCGGACAGACAACTGCACCATGTAAACGCCCGTCCCTTCCCCTGTCTCAAACAGCGCGCCGTTCTGCGCCGCGATGCGTTCTTCCTTCGGCTCATCCCCAAAAACAGGCGCGCGCCCCGTCACGGCCTGTTCCTGCACCCATTGCTGGAACGCAATCACCCAGTCGGCATTTATGGTTGCGCCCACATCGTCCCCCGCCGCCTTTTCCAACACGCAGTAAATGCCGAAGTTGTACTGGTTCACCACGGTCACATTCCCCAGCACATCCTCCGCGCGGGACACTTCAACCAGCCCCGCAGGAAACAGCCCCGCGTTGGCCGGCGCCGTGTCGGTGTAGTCCACCTGAAACTCCGATAAGATGTCAAAGTCAGGAAAGGTGCCAAGCCACTTGCGCACGCACTCCAAAATGGTCATGCTTTCACCTCTTCCTCCTGATGTACCGCTGCAAATCCGCACGGATGGCGGCGCCCTCTGCGGCAGCTAAAGCCCTGTCCCAATAAGGGCCTGCTCTTGGATTCTTCGTCTTGGTGTAAATCAGGTCGCGCTCCGTCGCTTTTTTGGGCGCTTTCCCTTCCATGGCCTTTCCATAATAGATATACTTTGCATAGGGCGTTTCCGTCACGATATACGACTTGTTGATATTCGCACCCGTCATAGTGAGCTTGACCGTTGTTCCGGTTCGGTACGGCATATAGCGCGCAATCCGCCGCAGCACGTTTGCCGTGTGGAACCGCTGCACGTCGCCTCCGGCGGTCAGCCCTTTGTCCTTCAGGATGCGCCCGGTCGGATTCATCTTCACTTTGACCTTTGCCCCTGTTTTCACCCGCCCGCCTCCACATGAATCAGCCTGCCGCGCCAGTATTTCGGGTCGGCGTACTGCACAATGACCAGCCCGTGATGCCTCGCAGGGAGAAGCGCCGCCCAGTCCTCACGGCCCGTTATCTCCGGCCCCTCCCCCAGCATCACCTTGTCGCCCACAAAAACGGCCTGCTCGCTGCACGGCATGACCAGCAGGAAGGAATTGACCTCCCTGCTGCCGGTCTTGCCGATGCTCTCCACCTTTTTGAAGTCCAGAAAGGCGTTGTGAACCACCTTCCTCGTATAGCTGTCGCCGTCCCTGTGGTAAACCGTCACCGTCTGACAGCAGAGGCTGTAATCCACCGGGGCGGCTCGGCGCTTGATGCGCGCCATCAGCCCACCCCCCGAAAGATGTCCAGGTAAGCGGACGCGCAGCGGTACAGTTCCTTCGCCTGCCCCTTGGGGCTTACGTCCACCATTTGCGCCGCCGCGTTTCCATAGCTGACCGATACGCTGCCGACAGAGGCGGACTGGACGGGGCCGCCCTCCCCGTTTGCCATCAGGTCAAAGCTGTAAAGCGCCTCTGCCATGGCGCAGATTGCCATCGCCTCGCTGTTCGGGTCGGGGACGGTCACCGTATAGATGCGCCGGTACCGCTCCAGTTGGGCGGCCGCCCGCTGTGCGCAGGGCGGCCACTCCTCCTCTGGAATGGAACCGCCTCGGTAGGTACTCACATAAAAGTCATAGTCCACCATGGCGGCGCCCTCCTTATTTCTCTCCGGCGGGGGTTTTGGCGTGCTTGTCCCGAAGATGCTTCTCCAGCGCTTCCCTGCTCTTGTATACCTTGCCGCAGGCGGGGCAGGTGTGCGCGGCGTCCGTGAAAATCAGTCCGGTTACCTTACCCATATCCGCGCCAGCCTCAAGCCTTATGGTGCAGGTAAATGCCCGCCGCCTTATTCTGGTACACGTCGGCAATGCCCACATTGCGGTAGCCGAACTTATAGGCGTCCGCCGTCTGGTTCTGTTCCGGTGTAATGATTTTCGGCGCCACATGCTTGGGGAACTGAATGACAGCAGCCTGATGAATCAGCATGAAGTTGATTTCTTTTCCCGCGTCTGCTTTGGTATAGCCGCCGGCCGTCTCGTCCTTCTCCGTGTCGCCGGAGCCTGTCAGCTTGCCGCTCTTCTGCTCGATAGCCGTGTAGAATCGGGTCTGGGGCACCTTCACCGTCTTGGCAAAGTTCTGAAGCACTTCGCGGCTCTTGGTGGTGTCCAAATCCTGCACCATGCCCAACAGGGTGGGGGTGATGTACAGGTAGCGGCCCTCCTGCGGCACCTCGTCCTCGTCCATCTTGTCGTTGGCTTCGCGGATAGCTTTCAGCACCGCCGCGCCGTCAGCCAGCGTGGCTCCCGCACTGACCTTGCTGATACCGGCCTTGCCGGCATAACAGGCAAAGCGGAACGCGTCCAGCTCCGGCACCACCTTGGTGCGGATAAACTCACCGGCCAGACGGCCAAACGCAACGC